TTACTTCTTCATAATCCTTTATATGGGATATTAGATGTCGAAGTAGTTAAAAATTTGAACGCGCGCATAATTATATTCAGCTCGAATTACGCGGGTTAACGCGTACCGACTGAAGAAACCGCGAAGCGAATCAAAGGTTTCAGGATGAGTCAAGGTACTTGACATCCAATTTGCATAAGGACTATAAACAACACCAGCACCGTATGTACTATCGGTAGGTTTGTAACCCATTGTAACTTCATTCGCCTGTGCGCCAACCCTGTTAGGATCAACGTATACAGTAAGAGTACCGTTTCCAAGATAACCAGCGTTATAAAACGTTGATTTATTGCTGGAAATTTCACCACTCTTCCAATCAGGCAGCATCATAAACAATGCGGCAACTTGAGGACTTACAACCGCCCATTGCGCCGGTCCCAAATGGTTATATGCGGCAATCTGCGTAGCGGCAAAGTAAAGTTTCTGTGCCAAAGCGCGATGCCTATCAAGATAGTTCCCTTGAGCGTTATTGCTTCCAATGCCAGGAGCATCAGCAGCCCAGTTGTGAGAGAANNATTGCCAGAAAACTCATCGCCAGCAACAATCTCACCCTTCGTATTCGAGTATTGATAAGATTGGTCTGAATAGCTGCAACCTTCACAAGTTCAGACTCGACGTCAATCTTGTGATAAGCCTGCATATCCTGTTCAGCTTCCTTCGTCCAACGAACCTTAAGTTTCCTTTCAGTAGTTCCAATGGTCATATAGTCGATGAAGAATTCCATCTCTGGAATTTTATCAGTGCCTTCCTGATCATAAACCAGGAACACCCGAAGCTCATCACCATCGTGAATAGGATACTTCTTTGCAGCAGTATCAACGCCAATCAAATCTTTACTAAGAGTAATAGTTCCACTAGGATTATACAACGCAGTATAACCGGAGCTGAGAGCGGTCCCAACTTCGCTAACTACAGGAACAGAACGCCCAGTAGTAACATTGTAAACTTCAACCCTCTTAATCTTGGTTCCCTGGTGATGAGTGCCTTTGGCATTAGCAGGATTGTTGGCAATAACGCCAGCAGGACCAGCCGCAACATCAGTTCCAAGGAAATCAGTAATAGCAGCACCAGCAACGATTTCAACGTCAGCAGCGGCGGCCGCAGTTACTTTAAAAGGACCAATCTTTTCACTCGTGTAGAAGGTAGCATAAGCAGGAGAAGTCTGTTGAGGATTGCCAGAAAACTCATCGCCAGCAACAATCTCACCCTTCGTATTCGAGTATTGATAAGTAATGTAATAAATTACACCAGTAGGAGCCTGAATAGGCTGAACCGCAACAAGCTTGTTTGCGATTAACTCTGGCATAACACGCCGTATGATTGGAAACATTACTTTAGGAATTACGTAATCACCAATCGCATTGGACTTCATCGGCGCTTCAGCAAGAACGCCATTCTCGTCCATCTCCTCTTTAAGAACGTTATTTTCAAGCCAACCAGCTGGAACCTGATTTCTTGTAACCATTTCCCTATAGGAGTTCTCTAACATAAGATGAGTATTTAAAAGAGTTTCCTTATCGGCGACGTCTTCAGTAAGCCATCCCCAGCGTTCCATCAACTCTTGTTCATATTCCCTCTTATTAATAGATAAAATATTATTCATTTATATCCTCCATTCCTCGCCATTATTGGCTTAAATCCTTAATGGCTTCTCTCAGTTTGTTGGTCCCCTTCGTTTCCTCCGTTAAACCATCAATGCCAAGATCTAAATATGATTCGCTTTCGCCAATATCCTCATCATCGTCGTCAGCGTCATCATCTTCGTCATCATCATCGTCTTCCGCATCATCGTCAGACCCATCTTTCTTCTTGCCTTTCTTCTTGCTTCCGCCCTCTTCCTCATCACCTTCATCATCATCTTCCTCGTCGCCTTCACCAAAGGTGTTTTCTAACGATTCAAGAATTTCATAAAACTGATTGGAAACTTCATCAGGGCTTCCTTCTTTAATAAGTGAAACAATCAGGTTCCTAACCGGAGCATCGTAACCAGCAACTAAACTTGCAAGTGTCTTCGCACCTTCAGTAAGTTCAATCTGCCGCTTAAGCTGCTCATTTTCGGCTTGAAGAGTAAGAATACTATCTTCGTAAATGCCTTCCCTGTAATCTTCTTGAATAACAGGAGCAATTACTTCCTTAATCTGCTCAAGTATCTTAATCTCTGGATTGTTCTGAAGTATAGAAGCAGTAATCTCAGCTCTAACACTTTCTTTAAGCTCCTCAAGAGCTTCAAGCAACTTGTCGGCATATTCTTGCTTCAATTCTTCCCTATATGCTAAATTCTCTTCCTCAAGCTCCTCAAGTTTTTCCGCTTTAACTTGTTCGAACTCTTCCATCAAAGAATTAGCAGTGGCTTCTTTCCAGGCATTAAGACTTTCCTCTAAAAAGGAGGCCGAAGCTTCATCAAGCTCCTGCTCAAGCAAACTCAGTTTATCTTCGTTTTCTTTTGCTCCTAACCGGAGCATCGTAACCAGCAACTAAACTTGCAAG